TAATATGTTCCTTCATCGATATTACGATCTACAAACATAGTACTCGTATTATCTGTTACTACTCCAGTACTAGCGTTATAACTAACATCTCGTGAAGTTGAGGCTCCCCAAAGTTTATTTTGACTTTCATTTATAATAGGTACTCCATTTAAATATATAGAAGCAGCACCCTCTACAAGTCCTTCAATTGGACCTTCAGAAAGTAGATCATATACTACAGCTGTTTGTTCCGAAGTATTACTTACTTTTCCACCGTAGTATCCATCATTTCCATTTCCTATTCCTTTTACTGCCATAATTATTTTCCGTTGAAGGAGAAGTCAGTGTCACTTCCTCCTGATCTTCCATCATCTCCTTTGCCGCCGCCTGTACCGCCTGTATTATTTGTTATAGTTTGGTATCTTCCATAAGTGTCGTGCGACCCATAACCTGATTCTGAAACTGTAACTCTTGAAAATCCTGAAGCATAATCTGCTCGTCTATCGGTAAACCCAAAATTAATTGGAGCTCCTCCAACTATTAACTCTCCATAACATAAAGGCACAGGGATGCCTTGTTTAACACTATTTTCTGGTCCATTGAATAAATATCCATCACTGGAGTTGCTGGGAGTATCTGGAGTGAGCATTTCAACTATACCGATACTTGCAAGTAGGCTTCCTGCAGCGATTAAGTACCAGCCTGCTGCTGCTAGTTGACTACCTTCTGGAAACCCTCCCATCATTGCTATTATACCAATTACAATTAGTGCTACTCCAATTATTGCTTTTATTCGTCCTGCTGTTTTCCCTGCACCAACTGGAAGTGGAGTTATAATTATATCATCATTTCCTAACTCCATCTGCAAATTATCGTATTCTAGAAAATCTTCTCCTCTTTGTACTGTGAATTCAATTCCTTTTTCGGTGCAATCTATTAAATATTGTTTTAGTTTTCCCTCTCTTTGTACATCTATTCCATTCATTGCCTCACGCACAGTAGATGCATTGAGTTTCCAATGCTCACCGAAAAGTTTTCCCATTTTTCCTTTTAAATAAATATTTCTTGTCATGCTGGTTCCAATATATAATGTTCTTTTTGTGGGTAGCTTACAATTAAGTAAGGTATGTCAACTTCATTACACCCATTTATATCATGTTGACTTGGTTTACAATCTTCCATGTAGTGACTATGGACTACATATAAAATTTTTGAAGTAAGTTGATATTTAACGAAAGTGTGTCCGTCAATTTTAAACTCATTTTTATTTTCGGATTTATTTTCACATAAAATCCATTTTGTTTTGTTATTTTGCTGAATAATAAACCCGCACATTTCTTTTGGAGCAGCTTTTTCAGCTTCTAAATAAATTTCTTCTAATAAACTATTTAAATCTTTTTGCACCAGGGAAACCTCCAAACATTAAAACGGCTGTTGTATCTGGGTTTGCTTTTCCTGTTGTAGTTGCTGTTCCCGCAGATTTAGGATCCCATCCATATCTTCTTTTACAAGACTCTAAGGTTTTTCCACATATATCGCCGAGTTCCCAATATTCATTGAAACCAGGAGCTTGATTTATGCTTGTTTTCTTTGCTTTCCAAAGACGAGTAAGACCTCCGCTTGTGTATCTTACATAATCATTGTGTCTATCTTCTGTATAAGCATAGTAAGTTGTAGAACTATCCCAAGTTGTCCATAATCGTATTCTATTTACATTTGTATTATTATCGGTCAAAGTTCCTGGACTTCCTTCTGTCTTTTTTGCTTGCCAATAATTTGTAATTGTTGAAGAATCTGCTGCAGTATCTATAAGTCCATTTTCGTTTATTCTTCTTACTCCACTTGCTGTTCCTAAGGTTGTTGTATTGGAGTAATATCCGTTTGCTGAAATTCCTCCTGTAGTATGAGCTGTAAAAGTTATTGCTCCACTTTCTCCCGAGCCTGGAACAATATATTCATCATCAACATTTACAAGTACTATATATTCAGTTTCTCCGTCTAAAGTTGATTTGTAACTTGCTTTGAATTTTCCTTCTTTACTCCAAGTACATCCGCCTACTTTTTCATGCTCGTTTAATCCTTTATCTGCTCCTGTATAAATCCAAGGACATCCATTTGCAACAACTTGTCTTCCAGGCACTTTAATTCCTTCTAAATCAAAAGCAGAAGTAAGTTCAAAAGAGATTGTTCCTTTTGTTCTTTGATTTATTCTATCTATAAAATATATTTGTCTTGGATATTCAACAGGGGGGCTGGCATCCTCACTTTCTCCATATAAATATTTTTTAAGAGTTCTTCTTATTATTACTTTTTTGCCAATAAGAGCGTCATAATCTCCTACAGCAGAAGAAAATACTGAAGTTGCATTTGCAAAACCAATATTTGGTCTATTTGTTGGACCTGAGGCTGCTTGTTCAAATCCTTCTGCTTGTACAGGTATTGCTGTATAAGTTCTTATAGTACTATTTGTATCATAGTCTCTAAATTGTAAACTTGATAAATCATCATCAAGTCCGTTGTGAAAATATACATAGGAAGATTCACTAATTTGTAATTCAAAAAGGTGTACAAGAGCAGAGCCTGGACTTTGTTTTTGTAAGTCTTCTACCATTAACTTATCTGTCATGATTCGTATACTCTTCTAAATGTTCCTGAACAACTATAAAATTCATCATAGTTCCAAGATTGTGACCAACTTTCGCAAATAACTTTTATTGTTGTTTCTCCTGAATTATTTGAATCTGGATAAGTAAAGTCAAAAGAAGTTACTCCCGCTTTATTTACAAAAAATGCGATTATATCGTCAATTTCTTCTTTTGTTCTATCATCAAAACTAATAGAAAAAGTTTGTTTTAAATTATTTATTCCATTAGCAACTCTCTGTTCATACCCATCCCCAAATTGTGTTAAAAATAGTACTGGTTCTGAAGTTGCATTGAGTCCTTTATCTGGTATTCTTTGTGTATTTGTTAAGTCTGTAAATCCTAATGCCATTTTATTTTCCTATAAGGTATTATCTAGCATCCCGCCAGATCTTTTTTGTTTTGCTATTTCATTTTGTACAGCTGATTGTATTGCTTGTCCAAATTGTGTAGCCTCACTCTCATCCATTTGTGTACTTCCATCGCTGTTTATAGTAACATTTACTACTGAATTTGTTGCGCCTGTAGGCATAGCGTTTTTAAATTCTACAGGAATTGCATTTTTTCCTTGCCCTAATGGTACTATAGCTTCTGTTCCATGAAGAATTGCTGGGTACCCTGACTGTGGTCCTGATGCAACTGTTCCTTCTGCTGCGCTTACAATCCCACCATATCTAAAGAATCCTCCTGTTGCTCCTCCTGCTATCATAGCTGCTTGTATCATTCCAGCAGCTGCCGCTCCTCCGGTAGTAAATGCAGTAACTATTGACGAGGCAGCGACTCCTGCACCTGCTGCATGAGCACTTGTTATTGCAGGGGTAGTAATAGCCATGGCAGACAGTGCTGAAGCTACTAAACTACTAATTATACTTTCTAATACTGCGTTTGCAACTGCAAGCGCTGTTTCTTTTAGAGCTTCTTTTTCGCTTTTTTCTCCTTTTATAACTCCAATAATGCCTGAAGTTGCTGAAGATTCTAGAGCTGTTGCTCCTGCTTGTCCTGCGGCTAGCATAGTTTGACCTATCATAGTAGATTCAAATCTAATTTTTTCTTCATTTAATCTACCTAATTCTTCTTCTTGTTTAATTCTGGCATTTAGTAGAGTTACCATTTGTTGGTCCGCGTTAAGTTTTTGGTTCTCTAATCTAGCTTTGTTATTTTCTGTATTTGCTTGTGATTGTTGTATTCTATAATTTGCTGAATCTCGTATAGATGCCATTTGATATGCTTTTGTGCCTTTCATAAATTTATTAGCATTTTCAAAAGTTGCATTAAATAAAGCAACATTTCCTCCTGCTAAAGTAGATTCCATTCCTAGTTTTTTCAATATTTCAGCATTTCTAATTTGTATTTCTTGTAAAGCTACTTTTTCTGCTTCAGCAGTTATTTGTGCTTTACTTGTTTCAAGTAGATCCTTTTGTAAGTCTAAATTAGCTTGAGCATCTTTCTTTTCTTCTTTTGTTCCTGCAGCATCTAGTTGTGCTTGTGCTACCTCTACTGCTAATTGCTGTTTTCGAGCAGCTAATACTTTATCTACTATTCCTGCTTCCGCTCTTGCTATTTGATTTGCAGCTGTATTTAAAGGACTTATTGCTAGTTTTGTTCTAAGCTGTTCTTGGGTTTTTGAAGCTATTTGATCTTCTTTCTCTAAAATTTTATCTAGAGTTGAGTTCATTGTTGTTTGTGCTGTTAGTTGATCACTTAAAGATTGTTTCTGCTGATTATATTTATTTAGATCGTATTTAGTCTTTTCTTTTTCAGCAAGCATTTTATCGTTGTCAAGCATTTTTAGTTGGTCATCTAAATTTTCTGAAAGAGCTTTTCCTGCAGTTCTTAATCCTTGAAATTGTCTTTTAGGCCCTACGGCGCCTCTTAAAGCTTGATCAAAAGTTTTTTGTACTTCAGCAGCTCTTTCTACCGATTGAGCGAGCCCCATGTATTCTCCTTCGAGTTTTTTCAAGTTATTAAGTTGAGTCTCTGTAGGAGCTTTTCCTTCTTTTACTGTATTCGCAATATCTTCATAAGCTTTCGAAAGATCACCAATAGAACCTTTTGATAATAATCTAAAACTTTGTTCTGTTTCTTTTATATTTTGTCGAAAGGATTTATCTTTAAATAATTCTTTTCGCTCTCCTTTTTGTATATATATTGTTTTTCTTCTATCTGTTTGAGAGCTTGCTGTAGCTGCAAATTCAGCTGCCATTACTTGGGCAGAAGCACTTTGTATCATTTTTGCAGTTTGCATAGCATATTGCCCAACTGAAAGTAATCCTTGTGCTCTTACGTCTAATGATCTTCCTAATTCAGAATTTAACTTTTCTGCAGAATCTGTTAAACCATCCATTCTTTCTTTTGCTGCTTCAGCCTCTTTATCTTTTACTCTAAAGAAATTGAATAAAGAAATTGCTGCAGAGGCAATTAAAGTTATTATACCTATGATACCCGCGGCCGCCATAGCTTTATTCATAGCTTTTGCACCAAGTGCTGTAGCTTGAACCATTCTTATTTGTGCTCTTTTATAAACCATTTCGGTTCTTTTAAAAGTTGCTTGTTTTTGTTGTTCTGCTATTTGAGTTTGTAATTTTCTTTTGTTTGTAGAAGCTTTATGAACTGCATCTAATTTGGCTAAATGTGCTTTAAATGCTATTCTTTCTTGGTTATTAAATTTCTTATAAATTCCTGTTTTTTGATCCATTGACCTTTTATAGGCAGCAATTTGTCTTTGTGATAAGTCTCCTTTTACAGTTACTCCTGCTTTTGAAAGCATTTTCTTTGCACCAGATTGACCTGAGGTAGTCATTTTAGCACGACCTGCATCACCTGCATCCATAGCTTGTTGAGAAACAGCTAAGTTTTTCATAGATTTTTCTGTTTCTTTTAAAGAACCTTGTAAACCTTTTAGATTTTCTGCTGCTTTTGTTTCCATAGCTGCAAAAGAAGGTAATATAGTTTTAATTATTGGAAGGGCAAAAAGAGATAAAGCTGCAGTTAATGCATAAATATTTTCAGTAAAGAAAGGTAAAAGTTTTTGTGCAACAAATCCAACTCCAGATTTTAAAATATTTAATAAGTCATCAAAAGCAGTAGCAAATTGTGCTAGCGCAAATGCACTTGGATCCATTATTTCTGTTATTCTACCAAATTTATCTTCGGCTTGTCCAGCTACTTCATTAAATACTGCCTGTGTTCTTTCAAAAGCATTTAATTCCTCTTTAGTTTTATTTATACTTGTTGCATAAGCTTTTAAAGCAGGATCAAGTCTTAATATAATACCTAATTCATCTAATAATTCTGGTTCTGCTTTTGTTACACCTCTTATAAGACGATTAAAAGAATCTGTTAAATCTCTTCCTAATGCAAGTGATGTATCTCTGGCTGCTTTTCCTAGCTGTT